AAGGTAAACCAATAATGGTGTCTAATAAATTAAAATCAGGTGGGCGTGTAACAATACGTGGTCAAGGAATTGTTATGCGTCACAGGTTGAGGTAATATTAAATTATGAAAAAATTAAAAGAAATACCTACTGGTAACAAAGGTTTGCCAAAACTACCAAAAGAAGTTCGTAATAAAATGGGATATTTTGTTGATGGTGGCAGAGCAGAAAAAAAGAAAGATGGAAAAATAGCTAAAGGTTGTGGTAAAGTTATGTCTAATAGGCGTAAATATACAACTCAAAGATAGGAGAAAATATGCCAAAACAAAAAACAAAAGTTGATCCAAAGTTGCAAGCAAGATTGGATGCTAAAGTAAGACCAGATGAGCCAGTAAAGGAAGATCGTATTTATTTAAATATGCCTAAAAAGAAAGCTCCTGCAAAGAAAAAAACAACTGTTAAAAAAACTAAAAAGGGTTAATTATGTTTAAAAGAACTAAAATGTACGCTTTAGGCGGTGGTGTCAAAAATACTAAAGGTATGGCCAATGGTGGGGCCATGAAAGGAGTTAAGGGCAAAGCTGCTGGTGGTGCTATGAAAGGAACAAAAGGTATGGCTAATGGTGGAGGAATGAAAAAAACTAAGTATTCTTCTAAAGGTGGTAAAATATAAAAAGGGAAAACCTTGTCATACTTAATATCGAACGTACCTCAGTTCAAATGCTGGGTAAGAAAAGAATTTACAGCAAATCACCAACAATATCACGGTGAATATTTACACGCTCTAGCTTTTGCTGTAAACACAATACCAGACAGATCTTTATCATTCCAAGTAGTATTTACTGGTTGCGAAACTGATTTTGACGGTTATCCTGATGAAAATGTACACGGTGGTGCTATGTGGGCACGTATGCCTATACAAGCTCTCGTAGCTGACATACCTTTACCTGAGTGGCCAAAACCTATGGAAGATCATTTATCACAGCCTTGGGATTGCCTAAGTCACCATCATTCTGTAGTAATTTTAGATAGAGTAAGTTCATCTCCTTGGATATGCAAAATTAATGGAGAGTTTTATACTGGTACTTATATGTTTACGGTTGATTATACTGACAATAGTATTGCGGATGATCCTGCACAACATAAACAAAGTCATGTGCTATACTTGACTGATGCTGGTGAATATACTGGTAATTTTGTAGCTTTACCCAATAATAGAGTGAGAGCAACAAACCCAGCTTTATGGCGTACTGGTGAAGGTGCCCCTGACTTTTCACCAAGTCAGTGGATACACTCAGCAGAAAAGCATGACAGTTATATGAACGCAAATATAACATTTGATAATTTATATAACCAAGAGGATAATAAATAATGGCATTATCAAGTAGTACAGATTTTGAACCAAATGTAGCTGAATTTGTAGAAGAAGCATTTGAAAGATGTGGCTTAGAGCTAAGAACAGGTTATGATCTCAAAACAGCACGTAGATCTATCAATCTTATGTTAGCTGAGTGGGCTAATAGAGGATTAAATCAGTGGACTATAGAACAGGCTACGCAAACGGTAACAGAAGGCACAACAGATTATTCTTTAAATTCAAATATAATTGATGTTTTAGATGTTGTTTTACGTAGAACCGTAAATCAAACACAAACAGATATTAGTATGAATAGGATTGGTAGATCTGAATACATTAATATTCCAAACAAGACAACTAAGGCAAGACCATCACAGTTTTTTTTAGATAAATTATCCACTCCAACATTAAAAATATGGCCAGCACCAGAAAACTCTACAGATATTTTAGTATTCAACAAAATAGTTAGAATGGATGATGCAGATAAACCTACAAACACAATGGATATGCCTTTTAGGTTTTTTCCTTGTTTTGCAGCTGGTTTAGCTTATTACATATCACTAAAAAGGGCACCTGAAAGAACAGCACAATTAAAAGCTATTTACGAGGAAGAATTTAGAAGAGCCGCAGATCAGGATGAGGACAGAGCCTCTTTTAACATTAGACCAAGTATTAGGATGATGTAATGGCTTATGCTACTGGTAAATTTGCAAAAGCATTATGCGATAGATGTGGCTTTGAATATAAATTATTAGAACTGAAAGAAGAGTGGAACAATCTTAAGGTTTGTCCTAGTTGTTATGAGCCTAAACATCCCCAATTAGAGCCATTACGAGCTAAAGCAGATCCAGAATCTCTTTATAGGCCAAGACCAAATAATGATCATGAAGAAGGTGAGGGTTTTGTAGTTGTAGTAAACAGCAACATATTTACACCTGACTACTTAAATCCATCCACCCTACCTACAAACTTTACGGTAGCTAAGATGACAGGTGGCCTAGGTGAGGTTACAATAGTTACATCATGACATTAGCAGAATTAAAAACATTAATTCAAAACTATACTGAGAATACAGAAACAACTTTTGTAAATACACTTGATGATTTTATAAAAAACGCTGAAGAAAGAATATTCGAGCTAATACAGTTTGACTATTTTAGAAAAAATGTTACAGGTACTTTAACGACTGGTAACACATATTTAACAGCTCCCTCAGATTACCAACTTAGTTTTTCGTTAGCTGTTATAGACGGTAGTGGTGATTATCACTATTTAGATAAAAAACACGTAACTTTCATGCGTGAATATGCAGTAGATCCAACTGCAACAAGTGAAAGAGGCAGGCCAGAATATTACGCAGACTTTGATAAAGATTTATCAACCGCATCAAATAACGGCTCTACAATTATTGTGAGTCCAGTACCAGATGCAGATTATAACGTTGAATTACATTATTTATTTAAACCAAATTCTTTAGTGACTGACACTACAGGTACTTGGATTTCAAATAATGCTAGAAATGCTTTACTTTACGGTAGTTTAGTAGATGCATATATATTTATGAAAGGTGAAAATGATTTAACACAGCAATACGAGCAACGCTTTGTTAATGAAATATCAAGGCTTAAAAACCTTGCAGAAGCTCGTGGTAGGAGAGATGAATACCGTTATGATTCTTTGAGGTCAACGGTATCGTAAAATAAATGCAAAAAATTGAAAGTCTAAAAGGCAAATCAGTTGCTATAGTAGGTATGGGTAAAAGCTGGTTTGATTACAATCTAGCAAAATCACACGGGGTTCATTTTGACGAGGTATGGGCTATAAATGGCGTAGGAACCGTTATATATCACGATAGAGTATTTATGATGGATCCTGCATCTAGGTTTTTAGATACTGATGATGCTGGCGGTCAAACTGAGAGTATGGCAGAAATGTTACAAGTGCATGAGGGTCCTATATACACTTGTGAACTAGATGATAGATGTCCTGGCCTAGTAGAATACCCAATAGAAGAAGTAATCCAAGATCTTAACTGTTACTACCTCAACAACACAGTTGCATACTCTATAGCTTTTGCATTATGGAATGAGGTAGCTGTTTTAAAGATGTTTGGCGTAGATTTTTCATATAAAGGTAATTTACATTTTGCTGAAGCAGGCAGAGGCTGTACTGAGTTTTGGTTAAGTAAATGTATAGCAGCAGGTATGCAAGTTGAAGTAGCACATACGTCTGGATTGCTTGATACTGATGTACCAGCAGAGCAAAAACTCTACGGCTATCATAGGCTATCTAATCCTTTAGTAGTTATGTCAGATGAAAACGGGTTAAAAGTAGAAAGAATTAATAATCTTGATATTACCCGAACATCACAACAACCAGTTTTAATAGACCGTAATGATTCACACCTAAAACCACCAGAGCCTAATAAATGGTAAATGAAGTAACACCAGCAGGTATGCCTGGATTAGGCCTTATAGAGGCCAAAACAAGTAACTATGGTGGTCATCCGCCTGAGTTTTGGGCAGAAAGGCTGACAGAAAAAATAGTTAGTACAAGCGATAGTGAAGATCCTTATATAAAAGAACAAGCTAGAGCATATAGAGATATGATCTACAAGGTTTGTTTGATTTATATAAAAAATGCGTTAAAATCTTATAAAGCTACTTTGATACAGGATTTAACTGGTCAAGGTAACGAAGATATAGCAAAAATAATTAAAGGTATTTAATATGGCCATTTCATCAACATTAACTACAAGTTTTAAAAAAGAACTACTAACAGCAACACATAATTTTGCAACAAATGGTAATGCTTTTAAACTTGCTCTATACACAAGCTCTGCAACACTAGGAGCGACTACAACTGCATTTACAACTACAAATGAAGTAAGCGGCACAAACTATACTTCTGGCGGTTCTGCACTCACTAAAGTAGCACCAACAAGCTCTGGCACTACAGGTTTTACTGATTTTGCAGACTTAACCTTTGGTACAGCTACTATTACAGCAAGAGGTTGTATGATTTATAA